AGGCTAAGGAACGCGCTGAGGCCGCTCGTAAGGAAAAGGAACGCGATGAGCGAGAGAAACAGGAAGCCGCTGAAAAGCAGCTTGCCGCAAAGAAACAGGAAATGGACGGTCTTTTCGGCGCACAGGTCGCTACACCTGTGGCATATCAGCCAAAGACACAGGTTAAGAAAAAGGTGGTTATCAATTCTGCCGAGGACATCATGAAGATTGTCGCTTTTTGGTGGTCACAAGAGGGCTGCACAAAGACCTTAGAAGAACTCTGCAAGGAGTTTAAGAAGCAAATCACCTTTGCTAATACCGCCGCAAACTCCAAAGACAACGCTATGTTCATCGCTGATGTCCAATACGAGGACGAGGTTAAAGCCAAGTAATAATGAGCCACAATCCGGACGCATATTACAGCCGTACTGAGGTCAGCAACTCTGACCTCACGGCTCTAAAGAACCTCTTACACCCGGTGCCTATGCCGCCGGGTGTAAAGGAGGCCGCTTTTCGCTTCGGCAATCTCGTGGACGCGATAATCACCGAGCCGGAGCGAGTGAACTACTACCAACTGACGGTAGATGATGAGCAATACACCGATGATGAGTTTCGCCATGCAAAGGAAATGTATCGCTCCCTGCGTATGACGGCTCGGCATGACCCCTTTCTCGCAAAGGTGTTGGCTGAAGCCGAAACACAGCGCTACATGGTCAATCAAGCACAGCAGTTTGAGTATGGTGGCTTCCCTTTCACGCTCGATACGCGCTGTAAGTGGGATTGGTGGCTTGACCTCTACAAATTTGGTGGCGACCTCAAAACCTGTTCAGCCGCAACCCAAAAAGAATTTGATGATGCCGTTGATTTCTTCGATTGGGACAGGAGCCGCGCATGGTACATGGACATCGCACATTCCGACTGCGATTTCATCTATGCCATCAGCAAAAAGAACTGCAACGTATTTACCACACGCATACGCAGGGACGACCCGGTGTATCTCCGTGGCAGAGATAAGTATCTTGAATTAGCATTTCAATATTGGTGCCTCGCATTATGACAGCAACATTAAAACATAACCTCCGAGTAGAGCCATACGAATACCAACGTGAGGGTATTTTGTTCGGTCTTGACCGGCACCGTCTGCTTATTGGTGACGAGCCGGGGCTTGGCAAGACCTTGCAGAGCATCGGGATTGTTGATACAGCCTCCGCTTATCCTTGTTTGGTAATATGCCCCTCCTCGCTTAAAATCAATTGGCAGAGAGAGTTTGAGAAATTCACCAACAAAAAGGCTCTTGTGCTTGACAATGCTTCCCGGACATCGTGGCCTTACCTGCTCGGCATGGGTATGTTCCATGTAGCAATCGTCAATTATGAGTCGCTGAAAAAGTTCTTTGTGTGGGACATAAAGGGCGGTAAATCATTCCAGCTCAAAGATGTTGTTTTCAACCGCGACATCAACATCTTCAAGTCGGTAATTATGGACGAGTCTCACCGGCTCAAAGACCCGACTGCGCAACAGACAATGTTCACTCGTGGCATTGTAGAGGGCAAAGAGTGGCGCATATTGCTGTCCGGTACGCCGGTTGTCAATCATGCTCAGGACTTGGTTGCACAACTCGCTATAATGGGACGGCTGCTCTCTGACTTTGGCGGTCGTGGCAAATTCCTTGCCGACTACGGCGAAAATGAAAATCTATCGGAGTTGTCGGATAAACTATACTCCTACTGCATGATACGCCGTGAGAAGAAAACAGTTCTCACAGAGTTGCCCGACAAGCAGCGCACCGACCTTCATGTCGATATTTCCAACCGTGACGAATACAATCTTGCAGCCGCAGACCTCGCCGCCTATCTCCGTGAATACACAGAATGTACCGACCGTGACATTCGCCGCAAGATGCGCATGGAGGCTCTTGTAAAGTTCATGACGCTGCGCTCTCTCGCTTCAAAGGGAAAGGTTAAGCAAGCCACTGACTTTATACGCAATTTCCTTGCCAACGGCAAACCTCTGATTGTTTTCTGCTCTCTGAAAGAGATTGTCAAGGCTCTGCAAAAGCAATTCCCGGACTCTGTAAGAGTAACCGGCGATGACAGCCTCAACGACAAACAAGCCGCTGTCGATGCTTTTCAGTCAGGCGAGGCTCAGTTAATCATCTGCTCAATCAAAGCCGCCGGCGTAGGTCTTACGCTTACAGCATCGTCCAACGTGGCTTTCGTGGAGTTTCCGTGGACTTATGCCGACTGCTGTCAGTGTGAGGACCGCGCACACCGCATAGGACAAAAGAACAATGTGAACTGCTACTACCTCATTGGTCGCAACACCATCGACCAGGTTCTTTACAACATCATTCACAAGAAACGGAGCATTGCCAATCAGATAATGGCCTCCGATGATGACATACCGACCGATGAGATGTATTTCGATGAACTTGTAAACTCTTTCCTCGACTATGGTTGAAATCAGCAATTCAGATATTGAGCGCATAATGTCCTGCCTCGATATTGCCATAGAGCATTAAAGTCATTGAACGGTCTGCGCAACAGCACCCACGCTTGGGCAATAGGCCAACTTAAAGATAAAATAAATCGAAAACTTAAAAAACAACATTCAAAATCGCCTAATCATGACAAAGAATGACATCGCAGTTGAACTCTGTAAGCGTATCCCTGACCTGCCGAAATCTACGGCTCTCCATGTCGTAGACGGTGTGACCGACATTCTCGCTGACGCTTTCGACCGTGGCGAAAACGTCTATCTCCGTGGCTTCGGTACGATGGAAGTCAAAACCACAAAGGAGAAAAAGGCGCGTAACATCAACGCTGGTACTACGGTTGTAGTTCCGGCACAGCGCATTGTGAAATTCAAACTCAGTAATCAACTCAAAAATCGCATGAACAATGATTGACTCAAGAAAAACGGAAATCCGCTATATAACGGATGACCCCAAAAAGATGCTCGGTAAATGGGTCGCTCGTCGCGCCCTAAAAACGTGGACCGAGGACTTCGTAGATGAGAGTAGCGGCAAAGTTGTATCCATAGAACGGAACGAAATTCTGCTTGAACGTGGCACCTATATCAGCCAAGACGTTCTCTGTACAATCAATTTCATGATACAAGAGGGTTCTCTTAAAGAAGTAGAGGTTTCTAATCAGAACCGGCAGGGTATGTTACTTGAGAACCGTTCACTGTTACCATTCAAAGCTGTGGCTAAGATTGACGGAAAACGCAAGTCATTCCTTCTATATGCTAATTCTATTGCCAATGCATTGGTGATTATGGTGGACTTCATAGAGCTAAACTATAAAGGCGGTTTTGAAATTTCGGATATCAAAGAAATGGATTATTGTGTGGTTATTATAGACCGCCTTAAATCCGCTGAAGCTCGTAGATACGAAATTGATGCTGCATATCTGAAAGGTGATATTTCAATGGAAGATTTTGTTGAGGCAACCTGCGACAATATTTCTAAAGGAAATCCCGATGATGAGCAGCAGGACGATGATAAAAAGGAAACCAAGAAATTCTATCAGATTGGGGCACATGTTGTTCTCCATAACGATAAAGAAGGAGACATCGAAGAAGACCATACGTTCATCGTACAGACTGTTTCCGCAGTCCGTGCCAATATGCTTATAGAGAAGTGGCTTCGTGATAAGCAGGAGGAACGTTTCAATGAGTCGTTAAAGCACCCGGAACGCACTTTTGTCAAGTATCAGATAAACTCATTCATTGAGGAGTCAAAGATAATTCCCATAGGTTGTTTTATTCCTGTGGAATTCTCAAAAGTGTATAACGAGAGTGATTATGACCATTGAGGTAATCGTTTCTCTGAAACGCTTCGACTCCTTTAAAATATGACCATCGAAGAATTTAGGGCTATGCGCGTTGCACCGGCTCCTAAAAAGCGCAACAAGTATGGTGCAACAAAGTCCGGCGGCTACGACTCCAAAAAGGAACACAAGCGGGCCAACGAACTGAAGCTGATGCAACGCGCCGGCCTTATCACCAATCTCCGTGAGCAAGTAAAATATGTGCTTATCCCCACTCAACGCGATGCTGCCGGAAACCTCTTGGAAAAAGAGTGCTCCTACCGTGCCGATTTTGTCTACGACAAAGACGGCGTTACTGTGGTCGAAGATACAAAAGGGGTGTGCACACCAGAGTATAGACTAAAACGAAAATTGATGCTCTATGTCCACGGAATATCAATCGTAGAAATTTAGCGCAAACCGAATGTAAAACGAAGCTCGCTTCAGTTTTGCTGAGGTGCAGCCTAAATTATTCAAATTTAATCATTACGGCTATGGCACGAATAGCAAAATCGGGACTTGAATATTTCCCTTTCGACATAGACTTCTTTCAAGACATCCGCATACGCAAGTTAATCAAGCGTCAAGGTGGTAAAGCTGTTACGGTATATGCTCTCCTGCTCTGTCTTATCTACAAGAACGGGTACTACATGCAGTGGGATGATGAGTTGCCTTTCATTGGCTCGGAAATGTCGGGCTTTGATGAGGCGTATGTATCGGAGGTGATTAAAACCTGCCTGTCGCTGGGGTTGTTTGATAAGAATTTGTATGACACTGAACAGGTCTTGACTTCCAAGGGTATTCAAGTGCGCTACTGCAACATTCAACGCCTCAACAAGCGCATGAGCCGGATTGATAGATACTCATTGATTGAGGAACTGACTAAGACCTCATCGACAAGGAACCGCAACAAACAGGCCAAACCCGCTAAGCCGGCATCGCCAAAACCGGCGGTGGCCCCGCAGCCCGAACCCCTGCGCCCTGCAGTCCCTCAACCTCCGGCAACCGGCACCAATGCCGAATGGCTGACTGAATTCTTTGCTGAGAACCACAAGGAAAGTCTGATGCTGCTCTGCAAAAACTTTGGTCTGGCCTATGGTGATATTGACTGCTTGCGCTCTCTGGCTGATGCTGTTGTCGGTGAGTGGGAATTGTCGCACACACAGCACCACGATTACAGCGATTGGTCACGACATCTTATTTCCGCTATGCGTATCAAGAGCCGCGATACATCTAAACCGAGTAACAACCAACCCTCCGCTCCTGCTCCGACTGACTACACATTTGGCGGTGGCTTCGGCGGTCAAGACATCTGATAGTTATGACTGAAAGTATAGGAACGGCATTGTCCGGGTGGATGGCTCAACAGGAAGCGGCCCGCAAGGAAAGGGAGAACCGCGAGGCTGAGGCCATGATGAAACAGGACCATGAACGCCGCATGGCCGAGGAACCTCAGACCGAGGAGGATAAAGAACGCGCCAAGCTCGCAAAGATAGGTGTTGAAACTGTCAATACCATCTTCGGGCGTGTCCTCAACGATATACACAAGGCCGAAAAGAAACGGCAGCTCCTTGAAATCCCGGCGGTGTTCCACGCACATTCAAAACTCTTTCTCCAGATTGCCAACAAGGTTCTGGCATATCAGCATCGGGAGTTTGTGATTGATGATAACAACAGCAAGGTGCTTCGCTTCCTGTTGTACTACTTCAATGACTGTCCTTTGGCCGAGGAGGTTTTTCCCGGTCGTGGTTACAAGCTCCACAAGCATATCATGTTGCAGGGCAATGTCGGCACCGGCAAGACATTACTAATGGAGATATTCTCTGAATACCTTCGCTACACCAACAACCCTAACTTCTTCTACAACCTGTCGGTTACGCAGATGATTAACTATTACACTCTGCACAATAACCTCGACCGCTACACCTTCAACGAGGAGGAGAATAAGGGCTTTCAATGTAAGCCGGTAAACATCTGCCTTAATGACATCGGTGTCCAGACTACCACCTTCTACGGCATGGATACAAAGGTGCTGACCGATGAATTTCTCCATGCCCGCAATGAAATATGGTCGCAGTTCCACCTTAAGGCCCACGTCACAACTAACCTCTCCATCGAGCAGCTCAAGGAGAAATACAAAGACGGCTTCGGACGACTGATAGACCGTTTCAAGACCTACAATGTAATACCCCTCGGCGGCAATAGCCGAAGATAAACCGATACCGATATGGATAAAATGCCCCCGGAATATAAGGTGACTCGTGAAAAAATCAGAGCAGTAATAAACGAGTCCGGGCTTCCAGAAATGCAGATGTACTCTCTCTTGGCAACCTGCATGACTGAGTATGCCCACAAACACAACGGCAATGACTTCGACACGATAAGTCTAAAACTCGCCATCGTCAGCAAAACCATGTTGGACGCGGTGGACAAAGCAAAGGAACTTTATAACAACCTCACTAAATCAAAATAATCATGCAAAAAGCAATCAACCGTCTGCACAGACAAATTCTCGCCGGAGTAAATCAAGGTGGCGGCGCACTCGGCGCACTCGTCATTGTCGGCTCTGTATCTGCACCCGACCACGGCTCGGTAACATCATTCTCCGGCGGCAACACCGCGCCCATCGTGTCCGGGCTTGTCAAGGAAATGCGCCGTGACCCCGGCATCCTCGCCGCTGTCCGCATGGCCCTCTCCATAGTCGATAACATCGAAAATCAGAACTGATATGAATGACGATAAACTGAACTATGCCAACCGCATTAGAAGCGAAATGCGCGTTGTGGAAAAGATGTTGAACCGCATAGAGAAAAAGGAGGCAGTGGTGGACATCACTTTCAGTAATGGCAATTATGGCTGCTGCTCATGTCAAAGCGACTATCTCTCAGATGATGAGGTGACAGCCATAAAGACCAACATCACTAAACAAATCCGTCTGCGGGCACAGACTCGCCTCGCCGAACTTCAAAAAGAATTCGAAAACCTTTAAAATCAATCAACAATGACAACATTCGCAATCACCACTCTCGTCATCCTCCTTCTCGTGGCTATTAATGTAGCCCTATTCTACCACAAACGCGCCGACATCATCCTGCGCAAGAGCCGCTCACAGCAGATAGAGAACTACGCCTACCGTGATGCCAACCGTGACCCCAACGCCATCTACTGCGTCCAGAGGGTAGAAACAGACCTGCCCGAATACCGTCAGTACAACAACTGTTGGGGCGTGTGCCCGCGCACAACCAACCGTGGCTTCATGTTCTGCACCACAATCAAGGTGTTCACCGATGAGGACGATGATTTCAACCTCCGCGAAGCTGAGGAACTTTGCGAAATGCTCAACTCCAAATAACTCACGACCAATGAAGAAAGTAAAATGCGAGGTCTGCGGGGAAATGGTTCCCCAGAATGAAATGTCAAAGTCGTATCGGCACCGCTGCAAGAAGTGTGTCGCCGATATGACCCGCGCCCAACGTCATGCCGAGAAACAAAAGCAGGATGCACAGAGAAACGTGCCTCACACCTACGAGGCTCCTGCGCCCTACGGCGAGGGGCCGCTGCATGACGCGCCCCCTAAAATGAGTGAGAATGATTTTGACGAAACAATCTCTCTCGCCATTAAGACCTACGGCAAGGAAGCACAGACCCAGATGTTGTTTGAGGAAATGGCCGAGCTTCAGAACGCTATATGCAAACTCAATCGTGGCCGTGGCACAGCAGGTGATGTTTGCGAGGAGATTGCAGACGTGATGATAATGTGCCTTCAGATGGCGCAAATCTACGGTCTGAAAGATGTTGAGTGGTGGGCCAACTATAAAGTAACACGATTGAAAGACCGCCTAAATCCTATCAACTGCGCATGTGAGCAGATAAAAGAAGTTCGCAGGAAAGTTGAGAACCAAATGTTGGATAGCTTAGGGGTTCCTGCTGACTGCTTGAAAGGGGGCAAAGATGGGAATCAATAAACCAATCCTTGACACTTGCTGCGGTGGCAAGATGTTCTACTTCGATAAGAATGACCCGAATGTTTTGTTCCAAGACATTCGCCAAATATCGACAACACTTTGTGACGGACGCAGATTTGAGGTTTCCCCAGATGTGGTAGCCGATTTCACAAGTATGCCATATCCCGACAACACCTTTAGAATGGTAGTGTTTGACCCTCCTCATCTATTGCGAAACGTAGGTAAGTCAAAATTTGCAGACCTTTATGGAAGCCTAAATCCCAAGGCAAAGCCAACGGGATATCAGCACATTAAATATGGCTCCCTCCCCAATATGGATTGGAGGGATATGTTGACAAAGGGGTTTGCTGAATGCTTCCGCGTTCTCGCGCCGGGAGGTTTCCTAATCTTCAAATGGAACGAAACCGATATTAAAGTGTCAACCATACTCAAACTCACAGACCAAAAACCGATATTCGGACACAGGTCCGGCAAACGAGCAAATACCCATTGGATTTGCTTTATGAAAGGAACAGAACAATGAAACAACTCCTATACATAGACCTATTCTGTGGTGCAGGTGGAACATCCACAGGCATAAATTCCGCACGACTTGACGGTGAACAGTGTGCTGAGGTTATTGCCTGTGTTAATCATGATGCAAACGCAATAGCCTCACACTCTTCAAATCACCCGGACGCACTTCACTTTACAGCGGATATACGCACGTTGGAACTATCGCCGCTCGGTTCCCACCTC